GTCCTACTGCCTCTGGTTCACGGGGAAGTTGTGATCTGTCAATTTCACGAAGTTGAATCCCCGGTGATACAAATCTAAATTTGCTTTGTGCCATGCGTCTTTCTCCTTATGGTGCTTTAAAAGTCTCTAATAAATAGTAGCTTATTCCTCGAAAAGACAAAGGAATGATTATGACCGATATTTTCCTGAAGGGAGACCAAGCGGCCCCCATTCTGTCTCATCACCCAGAACAACTCTTTCTCGGGGGCTCTTAATATCAACAGCGTTTTCTCGAATAACGATGTGTGGTTGTTCATCATTCTTGTTTGCACCGACAAGATAACCCAAAACCTTTAATGTTATTTTAGATTCATAAATTCGAGTTTCATCACCCAAATCTGTTACGTTATTTTCAGAAGCAAAATCAGACTGCATAAATGTTTCATAAGAATGACCATCTTGTTTTAAAACTAAGTAATTTATCCCTTGTGTTGCAGTAGCAAAAGGCTGTATAACTTCATTCATCTGTTGTTGATATTCAGTTCTAACACTAATTGTATAATTTACATCAATATACACTGGCATCGGAATTGTAATGGTTTCATAAACAGCTTGTTTATTTTTCGGCATTGGAAAGTTAATTTGCTGTGCTCCTGGTGTTCCTGCGTTGCTTGTGAGTCTAGAAGTTTTTCTATAAGCATTTGCATTAGCAAAATTAGCAGTTTTATCTTGCTGAAGTCTGCGAGCAATAGTTATAGATCCCCCTTTTGCATCATTAATGTGAGGAATGTTGCCATAAAAAACACCCTTTTTTGTTGGATCTTTTGAGAAGCCATCTCTCTGCAAGGTCATCATCGGAAAGATCAGAGCACCCACAGAATCTCTTAAATTTTTATTATTTTTAACCTGCCAAGAGCGTTCTCCAGCCACCCAAACGATTGGCACAGTTTTCCATCCTTTATTCGTAGTACATGCAATTTTCATATCGTTGTGAAGCCAGTTATAAACCGCAGTATCGATAGTCTCCAGTGTCGAAGGCTTATACGACATGATTGTTCGCATGTCATCGGGTTTTAAATTGCGATCCGCAGAGCTAGTTAATATTGCATTGTTTGCCATAATTATTTACCATCGAAAAGTCCTTGTCGGGCCAGCGCACATTTAGCTGAAATTTCAAGCATATGTTCTGTTTGTCCAAATAATTGCTTAGGTTGACTTAAAGTAATTATTTCATAATAATCTTCTCCGTATAAAATAAAATCGCCTTCACGAACAAACAGATTTTGATCTTCTGTTAGCCTTCGCTTATGAAAGTGACATGTAAGATTATAAATACGGTCCACACCATAGTTGGTGGCTGTGGTTGTTGTTTCATTCCACTCAATTAAAACATATACTCGCACTGGGGGCAAATAATTTTTTTCAATTGCTTCGCCATACAAAGGATGAAAGTCGGTATGAACATCACTAATTGAATAATAAAGAATAGTTTGCCCAATGACGCGCTCGATCAATTCATCGTTGACCTGTTTTACTAAATCTCGTTCTTTTTTTCCCAAAAAAAGTGGTGGTGGAGGACTGTCAGGTCTGTTCCATTTATTTTCGGCCATTTATATTATCCCCTATAAATTCCCATTGGAATACTAACCTGAATTTTATTAGAATTCTCTACCATATTGGCGTCTGATTCCATCATTACTTCATAAGTTAATTTATCTAACAATTCAACAAGTTCAGTTTTAAGTTTTTCCTGTTCTTCTTTTGCCTGAGTCGCAAGTTCAGAAGCATTCAGGGTTACTGCTTCTCCGGGAATTGGAATGTTCCCAAATTTTCCTCTTATTTGTGCAAGCATTCCTTTGGCAATTGCTAATGCATATTTTCTAATCCACTGTTTTCCCATGCTATTGATATTTTTATACGGAATATTAGCAAACGGTAAAGTGTTATAATTATTTACGCCGTCCACTCCATCTTTTCTGGTAGAATCTTCTACCCATGCATCTTGCGGAACGGTAAAGTCAAACCACATCTTAGTTGGTCCGCCACCAGGCGACGATGGTGGCGGGTAAATCCTAATTCTATTATCGTGTATCTCATAAGAATAATGAGAAGCACGAGTGTAAAGATTTGTTTCAAATGCCATTGCTTGTAATTTATTTTGCCACGCTGGGACAACTTCAAATGTTGATTCATCAGAATATTGTCCGTAGGTATACAAATTCCCCACAACATTTAATCCACCATAATATCCATAAAATCTCCACATTGTAGAAGGAGATCTGTAATAAACTCGTCTAATAGCAATTCTTTTGTTGTCGATACTTCCCGTAAAAGGCCCCGCAAAATTTGAAGTTCCAGGCGTTTCCACAGAGGCCGATTGAACAATTTCTTGTAGATTATAGTCTTGTTTGTTATTCACTAAAGCAATGGATGCTGAATAAATTCTAGAATCATCACCGAAACCTGCCCCCGCCGCCAAACCATCGGCAACTCGCTTACTGTATTCAAATTTAAATTTAGGAAATTTTAATGCAAGGTGATCGCCGGCTAAACTTGAAGACAATGTTCCAGCTTCAAGCGCTCCTTCGTGATCAAAAGTTCCTGTAGTTGCTCCAAGAAAATCAGATAAAACATTTCTAGCTTGATGATTATTGATGATAGAACAATATTCTAATGTTGCCATTTCATAGGAAGTGTAAACATTATTTTCTGTTAATTCGATGTCGAGAACATCACCTCCCAACATTTTATATGTGAGAGCTACTTGGGCGACAGCACCAGATGTCCATTGGCTTGAACTGAGAGCACCAGTTAAATAAACAGCATAAGGCACACTTGCTGTAGTAACAAGATTATAAGAACCAGTTGACTTTAGCACATAAGGACTTGTTTTTTGAACTGGGGTTAACTTAGGGACTGCCATTATTATGCTCCTCTTAGTTAAATAGTTGAAAAGTGCTTTAAACGAAAAAGAAAACCCCGTCTCTCAAAAAGAAAGACGGGGTTTCCAATGTTAAAAAGATAAGTCTAATAAATTAGACGAGATCTTCGACAACAACAAGGCCATACATGTCAGGTCGAACCATCTTCTTACCATAACGTGTCATCACACCCTTGCGAGGAGTGAAGTCGTCTGGACTGAAGATAGTAGGAGTGACTTGCAGCGGAACATAAGGTGCATACACATAGCCACTCTCAAGGAAGCTATTGCCCTTACGACCAACCAGAATTAGATTCCGTGGGAAATACGGGTCAACGTAAATATCCCACTTCTTGCTAATCTGCCCGACCTTAACAGCACCTGCGGTGCCCTTATTTTCATCGGCAGTAGTATCCGCTCGGAAGCCAGCCGTAAATTCAAGAACATTCGCAACTTCTGGGCTTGTAACAATAAAGTTAGCCCCGCCGCGAAGCGTCTTGCGATGAATCTGTGCAGAAACATCATTGACAGTTTCGAGAAGAGTCTCATACCATTCAGACACAGTTCCCGTAAAGTCCGGGAAGTTAGTCTGATTAACAGACGCACCACCATCTGCTCCAGTACGAGCCACAAACTTACCAGGCTTACGTGACCAGTAATAAGTTCCAGCAGTTGCACCCACAACAAGATCCTCAAGAATTTCTTGATCAATCTCAAGTGCGATTTGCTCAGAAAGAATACCAGTTAACTCAACCTCTGCATCGAGATTGTGGTAAGCATTGATATCTTGCTGAAGCTCTGGAGTCCACTTAGCCTTAAGCTTTTTAGTATCCGCTGTAATAGCGGTACTATCAACCTTAATGTCGATCTCAGGAAGAGTGGACTGATTTTCAAGACCCCACACGGCAGAACCAATAGTTGAACCTACAGCAGCCCCCGCTTGCATCGAATCCTTGATGGGGAATGTAAGATTAAGGTTCATCGCCATAAGCTCATTTGAAAGTGCTCCACCACTATTATCGGCAAACACCAGATATAAGCCTGGGTTGTTACCATTATCAGTACCTGGCATAAAGAAACCATTATCAGTACCAGAAAGTTGAGTCAACCAACGCACCTGAGTAGCACTTGCAGTTGCAAAGTTCATAACTTTCAGACCCACAAGATCATCATAATTAATTGTTGAGTTGTTAGCACCCTCTTTCAAATCCGTACTTGATGTAAGAATTCGATAAATAGCAGCTGTTGTCGTTCCTGAAGTAAAATCAGGATCGTGCCTTAACAATCTTGAAAAGTGATCAGTAGTCTCGGTTGCTGACGCATAAGGCGGGTTAAATCGCTGACCCTTGGTGCCAGAAAGTGGAGTCCCATACGTTCCCGTTGCGACCAGATGTGCTGTGATCGTCGCAGAGCCAGTTGGGCTTGCATAACCATTATTAAGATTATAAAAGCCTTGCTGTGAAGCACTGAGAGTGTTTAAATTAACACCACCAGTGACTTGCTTTCCAACAACCCCGCCACCATATAGTGACTCACCAGCCTTGTTTCCAAGACGGGTGGTATTAAATGTAAAGTCTAGAAAGAAAATGAGGCCAGACGGCAAGCTCATAGGCTGAACCGAAACTAGCTCATTTGCAATTAGACCACCAAACACACGACGAACGATAGGAAATGCAACTGCTGCAAAACCTTCGACGCTGCCGCCAGCCATTGTTGATGCTTCACGAAGCAACTCTTTGGCTTGATTTTCGAGAAGACATGCCATATTATTACGGCCATAATCACTCTCAATTCCTTCCATAAGGCCAGTCTTTTCCCACTTGTTGAGAAGAGCCTGACCCTCTTTTTGAACATCACGACTCATGAT